AGCATCAAAGTTTTGCTTGGCCGTAAGGTTTGAAACCGTACCAACACTCAAATTGTTGGGCGTCCAATTGTTGCTATTCCCGGAAGTATCTTTTCCTAGAGTTGTTGCAGTTGCGCCACTATTGTCTGCAAATTGCAGCCTGAATCCATTCGTTCCAAATGACAAACTAGACGTGTCACGAGCTTGCCACACTCCGTTATCGTCAAACGCCCCAAATGACAGGGGGTCAAGCGCAGAGCCGTCAACCAGAATGCACTCGGCTAGGTAAGCATCAAGCGCACCACCAGCACCTCCTTGGGCTGATGTTCTATACCCAATCGTATGGATATTCGTTGTATTCATCGACGTATTTGCATTTTGCAACGGATCAGACGAGGCATTAAAAGCTGTTATTTCAACTCCATTGACATACAAACGCATACGCTCACCTGCCGTGCTGGCGGGCGTATTGCACATTGCCACTACATGCAACCATGCCGAATTGTCACGGAAAACAGCACTTGTTTGTCGGCTACCAATTGAATTGCCAGTGTCTGCAATGTCAAAAATAAATCTGTCTTGGTAGAAATATAAATGACACGATTCTGACTGACCAAAAATTCTGTAAAAATTATTTCCTGAATCGTTTTTTACTTTTTTTATCCACGCAGAAAACGTAAACGTCTTGCGATTACCTGCAGAACTTGGAGTTCGGTTGAGGTAACTTGTTGCCGAGCTGTCAAATCTAAGCGACCTCGAAATCTCGAAAGGACCAGCCGCCCCAACAGCAGACGCCAGCAGCGGCGAAGAAAGATTGCCAGGAACAGTCATTAAGAAGCCGCCTTAACGTCGAGGTGTGCAGTAATCATAATTTTCTCGTCTGACATCACCGCATAAGCCAAGATTGTCACCGCGCTTGCTGTAGCTGTAACGGTCGGGACCGTACCACCAACAAAGCGATAGTTACTTCCATAGCTCAAAGTTCTGCCGCCAGTCGAATCCTGCCGGACTTCAATAAATCCTGTCTGGCCTTCAACCACATTTGTTGGGTTGCCAAGTGCTCTGTTTCCCCCGAGAACCACCAAACTGTTGTTGTTGTCATCCATATCAACAGCAATCGTCGACGCATCCGTCAACGTCGTGATCGCGCCACGAACACCGCCAGTAACAACCTGACCATTTGTTGTCTCAGTCGTCAGCAGATAGCTGGCAAAACCAAGGTTCCCGCTTGCGTCAGTCTTTAATGCTTGATTCGCCGTGCCATCAGCAGTCGGCAACGTAAACGTGACATTACTGGCGACAGTTGCTGCCGCCTGAAGCGCCACATAATGGCTGCTATCAGCATCAGCAAACCGCACATCAGATTGCGCGTTCAGCGTAATGTCACCCGTGAACGTTGCACCAGACGCTCCAACCAAACCAAGGTTGGTTGATGCTGTCCCAAGCGTAATAAATCCATCATTCGCCGCGTTCCTGATCTTTAACGTCGCTGGCGTCGTACTGGTGTCCAGGAAAAGCATGTGAGCGGCTGTGCCGCCTGGTGCTGTCGAACCGCTATTGAGCGTTTGAACCGCTGCCAGAATCGTGTTCAGCTCGGTGCGAAAGTTTGCGCCTGACTGGTTAGCAAGTGAATAATCAGTTGCCTGTGCCATTAGGTGATCTCCTTACCGTGACCCACGGCCTGATAATCGATGGTCCTATTCACAATTGTACCTCCGGAATTTTTCGTGGCGATAGTGAAGCCAGTTCGGCTGACGCTAGTCAACTCAAAAAAGTCACCCGTTGCCATGTCAGTTGCCGTTACGGTCACGCTTGGCACGCTGTAGAAAGCAGACGGGAATGTAATCACCTTGGCACTTGTCGTGGTGCTGATGTTGCGTTGCTGCTCAGTTCGACGTTGCAGGCTGACCGTTACGCCAAGGCTTTCAACAACTGGATCCTGCGAGTCGTTTTCAGTCTCCATCTCCACCTTGAATTGAAAACCGCGCCCACGCTTGGTTGAGTTAGCAAATGGCTCCCATGTGCCAAACGTTGGTGAGCTACTTGGGTTGTCGTTTGTAGACCGCACATAAAGCTCAGCATTTGCAGCCGACAAGTCATCAGCGTCAATGTCGTCCCAAGTGTCAATATTGTCGTTTCGTGAATCCCAAAAGTCATCAGGGTTGATCGTGCGAATTTTTAGATTTGACAAAAGTTCAACGTCGTATTTGGCGCCTAAATCAAGAGTGTTGGCAAAGGTGTAGCTGCCAACCGAGACAAGGTTGCCAAAGAAATCGATGTTGGTAACGCTGTCAAAATCAACAATGTCATCAATCAAGCCATCAGCCTGGAGCGTGATGCCGCCTTCAGTGACACTGTTAAACGCTTGCGAGAACGTACCAGGGAAACTTGGGCTTTCTGTGTAGGTCTGCACTACCTCAAGGTCCTGCGGTTCAGGTAGTTCAACCAGCACGCTTGGGATGCCTGCCAATAACGCATAATTCCCGGCAGAATCTTTGGCGCGAACTAAATAATGCCCATCTTTCAAAGGCACAATTTTTCGTGTCGTGCTGCCGTTTACAGCAGGGACAATCTTCTCGCTTTCAGCCCACTTAATTTCGCCTGTCGTTCGAGGGTTATGGCGGATCTCAACAGTGCCGCCAATCTTGACATCTAGGCTGGCTGCAACAGGCCAGTGCAGCTCTGCAGTGTGCTGATCAATTGGCGTAATGTTTAGGCTTGCAATGTTTTCAGGCGGACTGCTTTTGCCAACAGTGTTGATCGTTGCAGTGGTTGTGGCCGAGCGACGTTTGCCGGTTTGCGCTACGTCAAGCCCATAGCCAATTGCTGTAACTGAAACGGTGTACGTTCCAACTTGACTATCTAAGATTTGATGCCCAGTGTTAGTGACAATATGACGTTCTGCGTTGTCACTATCCAGGAAATATTTAACCTCATATTCATTGGCCCGTGCTGACTGTTGCCAATTAACATTTACACGTTGTAGAACTTTATCGCCTTCCTCGTATAGAACTTCGCTAAGCGTTAGGTTAGTGACTGCATCTGGTTTCTCGGCAATTTGCGTTATATCTCGTGGCGTAAATGTATGCCCCTCCTCAACCACTGCATACTTTTCGCGCTCATGAGCTAACGCTGTAATCGAATAGGTCGATTCATTTTCTTCAACAGTAACAACGCGGAACAGTTGAAGCGTTAAATCTGTATACCCAATAGCAAAAACAGAACCGGTGATAGGTGCGCTGTTAAGGGTTGCCCCAGGAGTAATGGTGTTGCCTGAAATGGTTGAGCCGTTAACTACTTGAACTTCGTAAATTAAAGCGCCTGTTCTGGGGTCAAGCTTGGCGTTTCCAATTTTGTCTCGGCCCTGAGTAATTACATTAAGCGTAAATGTGCTTGGTGTTTGCTGACCAAACATGTCAACATCACTTCGATCAATCTTGACTGAGGTGGTCGTAGACCCATCAATAACTCGACCGCTAACAGTTTTACCAGCACGAACAGGATCAGCAACTTTAATAAAATCACCAGGGCGGACAATGATGCCCGCAGCCATGTCAGTCTCAAATGAGCAAACCTCACTCTCGTTGTGTGTTGTATAAAGCAACCACAACCCAAGACGGCGTGCCTGGCCTCTACTTGTGCAAGCAAAAGCCGTAACACTGTGCTTGTTATATCCGTATTTTTGGAGCGGTTTAAACGACGTTGAGCTTAGTTCAACAAGCTCTTGAGCATAGTCACGCAAATCGTTGTCAAAATATTTAACAGCCACACAAGTTGGTCTATTTTTAAGGCTTGAGCCTGAATAACTAAACCCGGCATTTGTAACGTTAGTTTGATTAAATTGATAAGCAAAATCTTCGGGGCGATCTTGTGCAATCGTCAACCCGTCTGACTCCCAGTAAGACATTGCTCTAAATACAGAGCACATCTCTTGAATCAATTTGTATGCATCTTCTTGCGTCTGTAAAAGCACGTTGCAGCTAAACCGCGGCTCTGTGCCACCCTTGCCATCAACCACAAGCTCACCACAGTATGCGCTGGCCTGCTGAAAACTATAAACATCTAAATTTCTAGGAATATTAGTAGAACCAAAAAAACCTCCAGCTTGATCTAATTTAAATTCTGTAGGCGTCAATATTTGCGAGCCTAACCCATAACGAGTGTTGCTTAAAAGGTCAAAAAGAATAAAAGCTGGATCATTGCACCATTCTCTGTCGGCTTTTAGCGTTCCATCAAAGACGCCGCTATAGCTCAATGAGCCATCAGAACGAACAGTTGCATTGTGCGGGATGCGTACCTTGACACCGCGAATTTTGTAACTGCGTTTTGGAATGCTTGGAAACTGTTCGGCGTCAAGCTTGAAACCAACAAGTGCGCTGTTAGGGAAACGTGTTGCCTCTTTAATTTTTTCGGTGTAGTCGTACCAAACCAAGTCATCAGTTTGGCTAATTGTATCGTCTTTATCATAGTATTCCTGACGTGTTCTTATAACACGAATATCAACCGGAAAAGATCCGTCAGGGTCTAGGATTATGACATGCCTGCGTTGATATAGATCTGGCGTAAATCCTTCTATCGTGACTTCATCTTCAAGAGTTTGGTATCCGCCACCGTTATATTGAATCTGTATCTTGTACTTTATTTTTACGCCTTTCACGTCGCCATTTTTTTTGTTGCGTGTTATTGATGGCGAACCAATAGTCAAACGCACCTGGTTGACATCAGTGTCAGTAATTTGCCTTGTAACAGGCGCTCCATCAGCATTGTGAGACCCGCCGCTGTGACCGCTTGGCTCAGGCGCTCTGGGCACCTCCACTCCAACAGCAACTGTTCTTTGGTTTAAATCCCCAACATTGCTTAAAAAACTTTGGTCTTGTCTGCCTGTACGCAATTCAACAATTGCGTCACTCATGTCAAAATTAAGCTGCTCAACAATGTTGGCATCAGTAATTTTTGAATTTTGAGTTACGTTTGCAGCCGCTCCAAGGACAGGTGTGTTATTAAAATAAATATCTTTTAGGGCAGCAACAGTGTAACCATCCGAAGCTTTATTAAGTCCGGCCGCAGACGGAAAACCCTCAATAGTGCCTTCGCTTAATAAATCAATTAAACGAACAACCTGTACCGAATCTAAATTGTCTTTTGCCATTCCTAGAGTTCCTCCACGTTAAGGCCAGCAGAAATTACAACGCTGCCAACAAGAACCTCACCGTAGGCAACTGGGACAGGAACGCCTTCTCTCCCAACGTTTTGGACACCAGAAAAGCTGAAATTGTTGCGTGGATCGTTGTCCCCGTCAGGGCCTGTTGGCACAGGCGTAAGCAATTGCGCTGTTCCAGCAAGAACCAAAGCAAGACCAATGTTCCCAGCTAGTGCAGCAGCAGCGCCTCCCACAATGGCAGTTCCAGAGCTAACTCCAACAACTGCACCTGAAGCGAAACCACTTAAACCAAGCGTTGCTCCGCCAGAGACAAGCGCCAAGCCAATCAACGCGGCACCAAGCAATATGCTGCCTCCACCTCTTTCAAAAAAACCGCCGCCGCCGCCGCCAGCACCAGATACAACCGGAATAATGCTGATGTCATCAGTTTGCCCAACCGGATAACTCAACTGTTCAGGATGATTTGCTAACTGCAAATCGTGCCGTCCTACTGCAACCTTGTAATACCCATCGCGCATTAACCCACGCAGCTCAGGAAAATTACACAGCAGAAACTTCATTGCCTCTGCTGGTGTACGCACTAATGCCTCAAACGTGCTTTGGCCGAGATGCTCTGCCAAGTGCCCGTAAACCTTGACCTTGCGGAGCATCGCCTGTTAACCGCTGTATCGCACAATTCTACCGGTGACTCCCTGCCAATAACCATCCCAATAATCGCGTGACGACAGCCTGTTCTGCAATTGATGCAGCATTTTGCCTTCTCCGATATAGACCGCCACATGATTCAAGCCTGGCGAACCGTCAAGCTTCATGAACAGCAAATCACCTTTTTGTGGTTCTTGCGAGGCAGCCTCAACAAAACCTGTCTCAACAAAACAATCTTCAAACAACGGTGATTGCCTAAAAGCATCGTGGCTGGTTGGCCGCGACCAATCACGCAACTTAATCCCGAGATTTTGTTTATACCAGTCGCGGACAAGAGTCCAGCAATCGGAAACGCCCCACACCCATTCACGACCAACTAGCGGGGCCTCGTAACCAGATGGCTCAATTTGACACCAAGCACCATCTAACAAACTGACAATGTGCCAAGGCAAACCAAACTGTTCGCACGCCATCTTGTCCGCTTCACTCGCAACCGCAGGTGTACTGGGATGACTGTGAACAACAGCAAGGATTGCCCCAGCGTCCTCAGCGTCGGCATAGTCAAGCGGATCAAGTACAAAAAAATTGTCTTCTGTCGAAATGTTTTTGCACGGCCAATAACGCTTACGACCCTTTGTGACAACAACAAGCCCGCAAGCTTCACGCGGTGCTTCTGTTGCCGCATGATCGGCCGCGACCTGTTGCCAAGCCTCAATCAATTGTTTAAGCCCAAAGCAGGGAACGATCCAAACGGCAAACCGCCATGCGCATCACCGTCAGGGAACCGCAAACGACAATCACTGACGCGCTTGCCACACGTTCCAGAAACATTCACTGACGTAGCTGTTCCGGCAACAATTTTGGGCTCATCTGTAGTGGATGGGTTGCCAGAAGTCCAAACAACGTTTGAACCGTTGGAATCTTCAAGCTGCAAAAGTCCAGCACCTCTAAGCCTTAGTTGCTTATTGTTCCAACCAGTGCTTGAAATAACAAAATAAGCGCCAGCTTCCGTCAGCGTTCCTTCTGTTGGATGGTTTGCCCTGTGGGGATTGTTAGAGGAAAGATTGAGCTTGGCGACAAACTCATAACTGTCTCTCCAAAAACCTGTTGCGCTGTTTACAGATGTTGAGACAATATTTGACCAGACAAAACCAGTCCAATTAGGGTTTCCATGTGTGTAATGAGATGTACCCGCGGGCAACTCATACGACTTTAAATTAAATGTGATATTTACAGACCTTGCGCCCCCTCCTATTGGGTCCGTGTCACTAAAAGTTCTAGACACAGTTGTGGTTTGATTCGCAGCAGTAGGACTACTGCCAACCAATTCCCAAGTAAAACCTCCTGATCGCCCAACATAAACATCATCAGGCCACCATTGTTTAACGCCATCGACAGTGAGCCAAGTGAGATCAGTAAGAGGGGCTAGACGGAAAGTATTAGATACCCAAACGACAGAACCATTGGCGTAATCAGTCCTGGCTAAATCTCTATTGTATAAAATTATATTGCCGTTAGATACAACTAATTCATAGCCATTTGTATTAAGACCAGGGCCTCTAGTTGTTTGCCAAAGAATTTCATCTGACTTGCTCTTTAAAACTAAATTTCCAACGTTATTTACTGTCAGTTTGTACCAGCCATTTGTTGAAACAAGTTCATCGCCCTGGTCTGACCTTAAACTGCTGCTTGTAGTAAGAACATGTGCGTTTGAACTGTAACTAAAGTTAGGGGCAGCAACTGCGCTAATTGAAACTCCCTCAACCGTAAATTCATCGGCTCCGCTATACCCACACTCTTTGCCTTTGTATTCCCACTGGCATAGGTTTTGCATCGCAAGACGACGCGGTACCTTTACTCCGCCCAAGTCAAGAGAAGACACAAGCTCAAACTCAACAAAGTCACGGTTTTCCGCGACTTTTCGATCGATGTAGTAAACCTCTTTTGGCAGTTGAGCACTTGCTGATGAGTCTGGGTTTCCATAAGGATTTTGACCGTCTTGCCAGTTTTCTCCATCAAGAAATTTGCTGAGGGTACGAATCCTCGTAACCTGTGCTCCGTTTAGATCATTGCCTGGCGTGATCTGATTAATGCCAAGCAACAAGCCTGTAACTTGGCTTTGCAGGTTTGCAATTCTGATTGATGGGCGAGGCAACGCACCATCACCCTTGTATTCAAAACCCGACGCCTCGATGGGTAGCGGCTGATAGTCAATGCTGCCGTATTTAATTGAATATGCGTCTATAGGATCTTCACCAGTAGCTGGCACATCTGTCTTGAGATTTCTGCCTGCATGAAAGTAGTACCGGTGGTCATCGTTGTGCAGCTCTTGGAAAAGCTGCAGCTCAAATAACTCAATAATGGCGAAAGGGCTGGAGCTAAGCAGCTCTTCAAACGCTCTGTTGCTCATGGCTCAATAACTTGCTGGAACGTGGCCGTAATCGTCGCCCTGTTTAAGTAAGGAACAGTTTTGCTCCACTCTTGACAGACCCACTTATACGTTTCAGTTTCATCAATAGGTGACCAGTCAAAATGTTCCGCCCCACCGCGTGCTTCAAGAAACGTTTCGATCGTGTCTGAGTCCGTTTCACTAATGTTCTGCCACGTCAGCGTCCAAGACTTCAGGTCTGTGTTTAGGCCATAGCGCAAACGTTGGCTGTAGCCGTCGCCAAACTGCACGCTTTTTACATTTGGCCTGCTTGCTTTTGACGCTCCATAGCTTGGAGCAATGCTTGGGAAAGTAGCCATCAGCGTGTCAACAAGCCTCCAGGTCGTTTTTGTTTAATCAGTTCAGCTTGCACAGCTTGGCCAATTACTTTGCCTAGTTGAGCAGCATTAGGCTGATTGCCTTGCACGTTACTGCCAGTCGCGTCAACGTTCACTGTCACGTTAGCGCCAGCCATTGCACTGTTTGGCGCAATGCTGCCAGAACGACCAGGGGTAAATAACTCAGGGCCACGCTCGCCAACCATGTAAGACGTGCCGCCTTTGACAGTGCCACCAGAAGCTTTACCACCGCCAAACAACATGCCAAGAATTCCGCCAGTGCTTCCAAGCGCCCCAAACGCTTGGTTGATGCCCATCTGCAAAAATTGTTTGCTTAAATCTTTTAAAATGCCTAGAGCAGATTCGCCAAGCGATTTAGTTCCATCAATCGCCCCCATGATTGCGTCAGTCACGTTGGATTTAATCGCATCGCCTAGCTTTTTATATTTTTCTGCCGTAGCCGCTGCTGCCGTGGCTGCTGCGTCATCTAGCTCCTTTTGCTTGCGTTTTTCTTCGGTAATGTCGTAATTCCTTTGCAGCTCATCTTGCAAAGCCGTAATTTTATCTTTGCTTAAATCCGGAAATCTTTCTTTAATGTCTAATTTGGCATTTTCAAGCTCTAACAGTTTTCTCGCTTCATCTGTAGCAGTTGCATCAAGCTCATTTTTTCTCTGAAGACTTACCAAAAGCGCGGCAGCAGCCTCTTGCTGCTTTTGTAGATCTGTTTTTTTCTCAGTTGTTGCTGTTGTTTTGCCTCCAGCTGCCGTAAGGCCGCCGCCTGTTTGTTGTATTGCGTTGGCAGCTGATGCGGTGCTTTGGGTCGATGCTGCTGGGTTAAAACCGCCAACGACAGCCAACTCTTTGACGCCTTGGGCAATACCTTGGCCAGCGCCTTTAATTTTATTAACGACGCCAGAAACCGCATCACCTAGGAAACCTTTGACCGCATTAAAACTTTTGCCCGCTTGATCAATAATAAATTTGATCGGCCCTGGCAAATTGTCGTAAAGACCCGCCATGGTATTGCGAATCGTTGCGCCAAGGTCGTTAAAAATACCGACGATGCCTTCCCTGATGGAATTAGCAAAATTAAGAACATTTCCTAGCTGTGTGTAATAGCCTTCACCAATAACAGCGAAGAAGCCTGTGATGGCTTTGGTCCCAAAATCAACCGCCTTCATCACTGCCTGGAATCCTTCCTCTAGTTCTTGGGCGAGGCTTATGTTTTCTTTCAACGGGGAAAGTTTTTCAAAAAATGTCGTAACGCCTTGAACCAGTCCACGCACCGGGGCTAGGACCAACTTCAACGCAGCTCCGAACACCTCAACGGTGACGGCGGCTACTTTGAATGTGCTCTTAAGTAGCAAGCCAAGCTCAGCACCATCAGCAAAAATATTTGTAAAGGCTGTCTGCAGACGCTTTAGGGCCCCGTTAATGGTGTCGCTGGCCTCAAAGGCTGCTTTTGCCGCTTGACCCTGCGAGTTTTTCTGATTCTCTAAAAGCTTGTTGTATTTGTCCGTATCGTTTAGCAGGGCCAGGATTGAAGGGCCTGCCTCTGTGCCAAACGCCTTGATAATGGTGCCAGCATCAGCGCCAGATTTTTTAATCTTTTCAAGCGTGCCCGCAAGGCCATCAGACTTAAGAGTCGATGCGCTGATATCTACCCCAAACTTTTTGAACTCGTCGCCAACCTTGCCAGCGGCCACTTGAGATAAGGCTGTTTTAAGTGCCGTAAAGGTGACCTCTGCGCCTTGACCGCCAGCGGTAATCTGGGCCACTGCAGCGTTGACCTCCTCTAGCGGCACACCCAGGGCAGCCGCCACTGGGGCCACTTTCGCAATGTTTGCCGCATATTCGCCAATAACAATTTTGCCGTCGTTTTGCGTCTGGATGAATCCATCGACAAGCTTGGCCGCCTTGTCTGCCTCTAAACCGTAAGCGTTTAGGACAGATGTCGTGGCATCACCAACCGTGTTGATGTCACTGAATCCGCCTGTTGCACCCAAGCTGGCCGCCTTAAGAATGTTTGCTGCATCTGCCGCATTCGTAAAGCCAGCAGAGGCCACGTCGTAGGCCGCCCCAGTTAGCTCGACAACACTGGCCTGGCCTGATAGCTCACGGCTTACATCACTTAAACGGGCCTTCAATTCCTCACTATTAACCCCAAGCGAACGCACTTTGGCTTCCGCAAAGTCTTGCTGGGCCAACGTCGAGAAGGCAGAAGTAAGGATACCCGCCGCTGATGTCAGCAAAGCGATGGGCCCTAAGGCTGTTTTTAAGGCAGTGCCCAGGGCCGCGACACCTGGGACCGCTCCCTTTGCCGCTTTGCCAAAAAACGCAGACGCAGCGCCTGCACCTTTTGCAGATTTAGCCGCATTGTCTAATGCGCCTTGTGCGCCCTTGGCTTTATTTTTTAGCTGGTCAACCTGTGCCTGAGTCCCCTTGATGGCAGACTTCGGCTGAGAAAAATCAAACTTGGCTGTAAGGACTGTTGTGGTCACATCAGCCAACTAACTTGTCCCAGCTTACCGCCGTTGCTGCTTTGCGCGATCCATTGCCTGCTGCTCCTTTTCAACCTTCAGTTCGTGGTAGGCAGCAAAGTAAATAAGCTCCGCATCGGTCAATTCGTTGCGAAGCCTGCTTACGGTCATGCCTAATTCGCAGGCCAGAAAGAACTCAAAATAAGCCCAGCTGTCCTGCTTTAGTCGTTTTTTGCTTCTTCAATGTCGGCCTCTTCTCCAAGGCCAAACAAAAACAGCTCAATCTCGTTTAACACGGATTCAGGTAGCTGCCGTTGAAGCTTGGGGGCATCAGCAGAAGCAAAAGCCTTTGTCCCGTCTTCAAGCTCTGCCATCTGGCACAACATCTGCGTGCTGATGTCTAATGCTTCGTCAGTGCCAGAAAGGCTTTGCGCTTTTTTACGGTCAGCGCGTGTGATCGGTTTAAAAAACAGATCAACAACTTTCTTGCCTTCAGCGTTTTTTAGTTCAAACTTGCGGCGCTGGTTGAGGTCAAACGCCCCAACCAGCAGATCTACGGTGCGATTTTGAGCCATTAAATAAAAGCTTGCGCTTAAATCATAGCCTTAGATCACTGCAGGTTCAAAGTGATTGTGCTGCTAGTGATGAAGTTGCAAGAAACAACGACCAATTCACCGACAGTTGAACTGATTTCCATATCAGTAATGATCCCATTGAACTTAGCTGAATCGGTATCAGCACTTGTTCCAGTGGTAAACAGCTCAAAAGTTGCGTCGGCTGTGTCAGCAGCCGTGATCACATCCTCAAGGAACGCTGCTTGGCCTGTTGCGTCTGGGTCATAAACCAGCTCAACAGTGCCAGACCCTGAAACCAAACTGCCAACAAAGCTACGGAAAGTATCGCCTTGCTTTGTGGTGTCAATCGTTTCTTTCGTAGTGGATAAGCTCCAGCTGCGGGTGCCAACGATGGTGGCATTGCTTGAGCCTGCTGCGTCGAACTGGACTGCTCCTTGTTCGCCTCGAAGTGTTGCCATGGTCAGAGTTCCTCGATGAATTCAAAGGTCACAGAGACCCGTGTTTGAAAATAGCCTTCAGGTGCTGGGGATGCCAGCGCCGTCGGACCATTGGGAGCGTCGAAGAAAACCCCCGACACGATCTCTCTATTGTAAAGGTCTCGGATTCGTTTACCAATCACCAAGTTCGCGCCAGGGCCGACGCCTTTGCCGCTGAAGATGTTGAACACGACAAGGCCCACGATCCGGTTCTGAGAATTGGTTGTAGACCCTTGGCTTAGGTATTGGTTGGCCCCAAAGGTTGTTAAGCACTGCACAAATGAGCTATTAGGCGTGGGCTCAAAGGCCATGTTTTGAAAGACCACAGAAATCGTGGGGCTGTTCGCCAGCTCAGTGGCTAGTCGCCCTTCGATCGTAGCCCGCACTGAGTTGAGGTCTGTAGCTGCCATCAGATCTTGCCTTTCTTCTGGGCCTGCTTAACAGCATCGTTGAAACGTTGCTGAGAATCAACCTGCAATTCTTTGGTGATAATTTCAGGGAAACCCGCAACAGTGGCTTGACGTGTCTTGAAGGTGCCGCCCCATGAAGGTGGCAGGGCGGTGCCCATGCAGACCGGCTCGGCATATTCCACGGCGTTGTGAACGTTGTAAACGTTGCCGATTGTTTCAGTCCCTGGTTGGTAGTTTATGCCCTTCGCTTGAGGGATGCTTCCTCCTTTTGCCGACGAATATTCACCGGGTGGTTCTGATTTGTTACTTATGGCGTTTTCACCGATCTGCCAACTTGCCCTCAACCTGCCGGTTTGGGTTGGCGTTGCTTCTTTTAACAATTTGTCGGCTTCAAACACTGTGCTTTGCGCGAAAAAGTCCCCCAGCTGGTTTAAATAGTCGTCAACACCATCAAAACCAATTTGCTTTGCCATCGTTAGGCCCTCAAATAAAGGTCGTAGGCAATATCAACACCATTCAGCTCTTGCTTGTCCACCTGGACGATCTGATAAACAATGCTGCTGATCACCACGCGGTCTTTAGTCTCCGGTGCGCTAGTCACATCTGCCGCCGAAATGGTCAGCTTTTTGTCACCCGCTTGAATTAGCTCGTTGGCCTCACGCAGCGCCACTTCACTGACAACACCCTTGATTGCTGTGTCTGATTCAGTCTCTGTAACCGTGCCCGTCGTGGGGTTGTAGCTGCCGCCACTTACAAAGCGGATCGTGACATCACCGCCAAGAACCGTTCCCCCGATAATCGGGGCGAGCTTTGCCGCCAGGATGTCACCGAGAGCCATTAGAGCTTGTAAGCGATGGCAGCACCGCTGGTTAGCTGGATGCTAGTAAACACGCCGTAGATAACAGTACGGGCCACAAAGGTTTCCCCATCGAGTGAGTCGCCTGTATAGCTAGCCGCAGTGATTGCATTAATCACCGTATCCTCTTTGAACTGAATCGCCCCGAAGCGTCCAGTTCTTGCATCTGTTCCGGTGATTGATTCACCTTGGCAGCCCATGTGCATTCGATCAGCTCCGTTTGACAGAAATGTTGCCTGGTCCACTGATTCTAAGGCTGTGCAGATATCTTTCAAACATGGGCGGCACGCGATCAGCTCCCACTGAACCGGTCTTATCAGGCACGACCGAAATGCTGCCCACCTGAATGCTCTTGAAGTCCTCAAGGCCACCCAGGCTGATGCCGTCTTTGTTGCTGTGCAGGTAAACCGCTAGCTCAATCTGAGCGTGTTTAATCTGCGACGGGATCTCTGTATCGGTAAAGAAATCGTCGGCAATACGAAAAGGAAAACCCGTTGCGTAGGTATTGATATACGTCGAAGGCTTTCTGACACCTGTACGCGGCCACTCAAGCGCCTGCGTGTCGGTTGCCCTGGCCCCTAGAAATCTTTCACGGTCAAGCCGTTGTGTGGCAGCTGTCAGCGCACGGTTGCGACTATCAGCGTTGCCTGAGCCCCACTTGTTCGCATCAGTGCCCAGCACCATGGCGTCAACGTAAGCGTCAGCTTCCGCCAGCGTCATGTAGCTGTTCGAGCTTGCCCCGCCCGCTGTTGCGACGATTGTTACTGCCATTGGCCTTGCGGGTGGTGGTCTTGGGTTCAGTCTTAGCAGGGGCAGAGGCCACCGCTTGCGCGGCAGCCTGCTGTTCCCTAAGTCGCTTAAAAGCGAACAAAGCCATTAGCTAGAAGCGCCCTTAAGCGCAACAAAGTTAATGACGATCGCCTCTGACAGCGACCCAGAAGTCACGTTTGAAACGGTCAGGTTGAAAGAACCTGCCGCCATCGTGTTTGCCTGCACCAAATAGCTGCCAGCAGTCCCGGCAGAGCCGTGAACAGCAACGACAACATCTGTTGCAGCCACCTCGCTGTTGGTCACAGCAAAAGTGGCTTCAGCGCCTGCACCAAGGGCAGCGCCGTTCATGGTGATTTGACCGGATGCAGCGTTAATCGTCACGCCGGTCGTCTTGTTGGTGGCCTGGGTGACAGTACCGCCAGTGGTCGGGCCAATGAGTTTGCCCGCTGTTGCCTCAAAAATGGATGCCATGGTTAGTACCTCCTGGGTTAATCAAGGGAGCTAACAACGGTCGAGCGGACGATCCCAATGTTCTTGGTTTCGTACACCTTCGACCAGTTGCCCACGGTTTCCAGCTGAGCGCGAGTCGGGTTGACCGTGGTCACGCCCCACTTGGCACCGATCGGGTGGTAGCAGTACCCGAGCGAAATTGCAAGCGCGTCTGACAAACTTAATATGTCACGGTCAGTTTCGGTCCTGAGCGCAGTGACCTCAGAACCGCCAACAGCGCCCTGAGTCATGAAGTAAACGGCGTACTCCTTAGAAGCGCCGCTACCTGTGGTTTGCACGTCATCGCTGATGACAACCCGCATCCCCATGAAGACCGGAACAGTGGGGTTACCAAATGCACCCGCAATCGAACCGCCGCTTGCGGTTGCGCCTGCAGCGGTATCCCCTGCAGCGACGAAATCGACGGCCCTTCGTTCGACAAGCTCGTAATAAGTCGCGCTGTGCATGACCACAGCGGCCAACTTGTCGCCTTGATCGCCCAAGAGGTTCTTGGCACGCGCAACGTGGCTAGGCGTCAGTGAGGTCGGTGTATCGCCAGACTCAGAATCCAAACACAGGCCAAAGAAGGCGCTGCTGGAAGAGTTGTTATTAAGCGAGCCGAACACACCAGACAGGCAGGAAACAAGATCCTTCTGCTTTTGGTGGTTGACGTAGCGGGCCATTTTCTGGCCAATCGCTCCGATGGGGTCGGAGCCAGATGCCAATGCTGCAAGGTCTCTTGCCTCAAAGGCCCTGCCTCTACGAAGCAACACGCCGATTTGACGATCTGCTTCGATTTTGCCTGGTGTCAATGACGTGCTGTCGGTCAGCACCTCAAAGTCGCCTGAAAGGTTTGCCTTATAGAAAGGCACGGAGACAAAGTCCCCGGAGCCATCGCCGGAGGTATTTAGCTCGGCCATCGGTTGCACCACACCCGACTGCAAAAATGCGTCGGAACGGGTCGATTCCTCGATGACGTAAGGACTAAATACCTCGGGGATGATCAAATCTGACCGAAGGGTGGCCATGATCTCCTGAAGTAGTGTTTACGGTGTGGGCGTAACCCGATTGGCTCGGCGTAGCGTTGCCAGTTGATTCATATTAACGCTCGCGCAAACGTTTTTCCGCTTCGGCTTTGTAATTTTGCCAATTCTCAGGGTGCTTTCTAATAATTTCACCCAAGGCCGACATGTTGATGCCGCGATTGATGCCGCCGACGGTCAAGTCACGAAGCAAATCAGGATCTAGCCCCCCGCTTGATGCACTACGCGCTGCAGGTGCGCCACCGCCCTGGGGCTTTGGAGCCTTCTGCACCCACTCCGGCACGTTGTTACGAGCCCAATCGGCAACAGGAATTCGCTCATAGCCATCAACCACCACTGGGCCATTGTTGCCCTGCTCAATTTCCATGTCCTTCAAATAGTTCCGCATGACTAGATCAGGGTCATGCACAACATCTGACAAGGCGCTAACCGCAGGCGCAGTCAACTCAAGGTCACGTACACGGGTCTCAAGCTCTGCGATGCGTTCATCTTTTTTGGTGCTGTTTTCGCGGAACTGATGTTCTCTGGCTTGCAATGCTTCGCTGTATTTGCCCTGTGATTCCAGTTGTTCTTGCTCTGATTTTGCCTTGAAGTCCATCAACTCTTGGACATTGACACCTTCAGGCACTGATTTGGATTTTTTTAATTTACCAATCAGCTCGTGATTTTTGCGCTCTAATGCTTCGACGCTGCTTTTAAGCAGTTCCAATTCACTTGTGTCTGCTGTAGGCGTAGCCTCTTGCAGTTGTTCTTCAGACATAAATAACCCGTAAGGTTAATTGCAGCCCAAATGTACTACCAAAGAAACTTATTCGCCCAGTAAGCCTTTGAACTTGGCCCGCGTTTGATGTTTTGCGCGTGCCGGGCCTTCCAATTTTTGCGGGTTTCAGCAGCGGCTTTGCTTTCACCCTCACGTTTGGGGAAACGCTTTGCACCCTGCAGGCCAAACCTCAACAGCTTTTCTTTGCCGTCAACCTTGGTGACAACCGCAGCCGCATATTTGGGGTGCTTTGTGGTCATTATCGGTTTATTGAGGCCCTCGAAGCGGTGGCCTCCTTTTTCAATATTGGCCATTACTTCCGTTTTCTTGTGCTTGCCTTGGGCTTGGCCTTTGATTTTGGCCGCAACAGGTCCGCATCTGCCTGCCGCGCTTTGCCTTTGCCGGTCACAAAACTGTTGACCCGGCCCATGGCCCAAGCCTCCATCGGCACGTTGCGCGATCCGCCCTGAAGGTAAGCACCTTGACCACGGCGATAAACAGCAGATAGCTGCCCAAGTGTGAACCTGGACTTATCGGCCTTTTTTTTGAGCGCGGCCTTTGTTGCCTCGCTTAGTGGTTTTCTTTTTGGTGCCACCTTGCTTGGTCCTCGATGCAGAAACGGCTTTGATGTCAATAAATTCGCCTGCCTTGTAAGCAGCCGCTGTGCGCTTGATCTCTCGGGCTTTGCTTGCGCGATTCTTGGCACCAGACAGGTACTTTTTCGGCAGGCCAGTGGCCTTGTCCTTAGAAACGCGCCGCATCTTCCGGGCCATTACTTCTTTTTCTTCTTAGGTTTTTTCTTGCCCGCAGGTTTCTGGGGCTTTATAGGGCCTTTGTAACTAGGCATCAGCTGTCCTCCTTGGATGCTTCTGTTTTAGCTGCTTTTTTCTTGGCAGCAGGCTTTTTTGGTGGGCAAGCCGGGGCCTCTTCTGTGGTCGGTTTGAACTTGAACTTGCTGTGAAGTTGCATGGGACAGGCCCTAACAGCATCACCAGCTTAACTTCAGCCGAAAAACTTGCTTACCAGATCGTTGTCTGCCTTGGTGAGCGAGCTTGCAAGCAAAATTTCCACCATCTGCCCCAGCTTCTCC